TATCTAAATCGTGCTATGATGGAATCTGGTGTTTATATGAACATCATGATGTTGAAACCACATAGACAGGACAAGATCCAGAGAGCACGCTCCATTCAAGCACGTATGCGGGCTGGTATGGTTAAGTTCGACAAACACGCCGATTGGTGGCCACAGTTTGAGGATGAGTGTTTAACTTTCCCACGCTCAAAGCATGATGACACTGTAGATGCTCTGGCTTATCAGGGTATCTTGATTGATAAGATGTCAGAGGGTTTGTCAAAAGAAGAGATTGAAGAAGAAGAATATCAACAAGATTACGCAGATTCTGGTTTCAATGACCAAGGGCGTGACCAACTTACGGGCTACTAAATGAAAATTGAAAAAATTCTAGATTCCCAAAACCTAGCAGAAGAACTAGATGATAATGAACTTATCACAATTGGTGATGATGTTGTTGAGGGTTATCTAACAGATCTGGATTCACGCCGTCCTTGGGAAAAGGACTTAAAGAATTGGACTGAGTTAGCTCTACAGATTGCACAAGAGAAAACATTCCCTTGGCCTAATGCTGCTAACATCAAGTACCCACTTCTAGCTACCGCTGCCATGCAATTTGCAGCACGCGCATATCCAACACTAGTACCATCTAATGGTAAGATTGTTAAGTGTAAGGTTGTTGGTGCCGATCCTGATGGTCAGAAAGCAGAACGCGCACGTCGTGTCTCAATTCACATGTCTTACCAGCTTATGGACGAGATGGAGGATTGGGAAGAAGATATGGATAAGCTACTTATCACCCTACCAATTGCTGGTACTGTGTTTAAGAAGACATACTTCGATGCTCAAAAGCAACGTAATGTCTCAAAGCTTGTCCTACCAAAGTCTCTTGTAGTTAACTACTACTGTCGTAATCTACAAGAAGCAGAGCGCATTACAGAGATCCTAGAACTCTCACAACGTAAGGTTAAGGAACGCCAACTACAGGGTATCTACCGAGACATCGACCTTGGTACTCCTGTTAATGATGGTACTCCACCAGACTCATCTGCACGGAATGCTTTCCAAGATAGTCCACCAGATGATAAGACTACACCTTATGTTATCCTAGAACAACACACATATCTAGACCTTGACAATGATGGCTACACAGAACCATACATTGTTACTGTTGAAGAAGCCTCGAGAAAGGTTCTACGCATTGTACCTAGATTCACAGAAGATTCAGTTCTAGTAGATGAAAAACAAAAAGTTGTTCGTATCGATCCCATCGAATATTACACTAAGTATGGTTTTATTCCGAACCCCGATGGTGGTTTTTATGATATTGGTTTTGGTAGACTATTAGGTCCACTAAACAATTCAGCCAATACTATTATCAATCAATTGGTTGATGCTGGTAGTCTGTCTAACCTACAGGCTGGTTTTATTGGTAAGGGTCTACGTATTAAGATGGGTGAGAGTAGATTCCAACCCGGTGAATGGAAGGCAGTTAATGCGGTTGGTGATGATCTCAAGAAACAGATCTTTCCGCTACCTGTACGTGAACCAAGTGACGTTCTGTTTAAACTTCTAGATCTTGTACTTAAGTCTGGTAAGGAGCTAGCCTCTGTTGCTGAGATTTTCGTAGGTAAGATGCCCGGTCAGAATACCCCAGCCACTACTACAATGGCTACCATCGAACAAGGTATGAAAGTTTTTACTGCTGTTTACAAACGGATTTATCGATCACTCACGTCGGAGTTTAGAAAGATTTATCTGTTGAACAGACAGTATATGAATCCAGAAGAATATATTGATGTTCTGGATGAACCAGTACCACAAGATGACTACAAAGGACCAGAGCGTGATGTTATCCCCGGAGCAGATCCTACTGCTGTTTCTTCACAAGAGAAACAAGCAAAGGTAGAGGCTGTTGGGAAGTTACTACAACTCGGTACAATCAATCCAATGTGGTTTACACAGATGTACATGGAAGCTCATGAGATTCCCAACTATCAACAGGGTATCATGCAGCCCCAACCAAAGCAAGATCCTAAGCAACAAGAGATGCAGATGAAGGCGCAGATTGAGGCTCAAAAAGCACAACGCGACCAGATGATGGCATCAGAAAAGCTTAAGATGGAGCAAATGACCAAGGAGCAAGAGCTAGCTCATAAACAAAAGCTCAATGAGATGGAACTGCAAAGTAAACAAATGCAGGCTGCACTAGAGGGTCGTAAGGCCGCAATGCAGATGCAGATTAGCCAAGCACAACATCAACAGGGTCTACAACAACAGGCCCAACAATCTCAACTGAATCTTGCTACGCAGCAAGCAAATTCAGCACAACAGATTCAACACCAATCTGCTATGAATAAACAGAAACTAAATACTTCTAAGAAGGAGAAACCCACTAATGCATCCAGTAAGCCAAGCTGATTTTAGTGATTGGAGAGCAAACCCAGTAACTAAAGCATTCTTAGCTGCGATTGTAGATCGCATCACAGAAGCAAAAGAAGTTCTTGCCTCACAAGCGGGACTTAACGCGGTAGAAGATAGCTACTTCAGGGGATTCATTGCTGCCTATCGAGAGGCACTAGAGTTCCGAGTAGATGATCTTCAGGAGGCTGGACAATGATCCAACCTCTACTACACACAGTGTTGATCCAACCAGATGCAGTCGAAACAAAGACAGCTTCTGGTATTGTAATTCCAGATATGGTTACAGAGAAAGAACGGAAGGCGGTAGAGTATGGAACAGTCGTTAAGGTTGGCCCTCGGGCCTTTATTGATTATGGTTGCAGTCCTGACATACTGAAAGGCGGTGATCGTGTCTCCTTCGCCAGATACTCTGGCAAGGCAATTAAAGACGAAGATGGTACTGAATTTGTATTAGTTAATGATATTGATATCCTAGCAAAGATTGGAGAATAGAATGAGCGAAGAGCTACAACAAGCTGCACCAGAGCAACAAGCACCAGAACAAACACAACAACCACAACAAACAGAACAACATGATTCCTATGAGTCCCAAGCCCGAGAACAGGGTTGGAGACCAAAGGAAGAGTATGAAGGTGATCCAGAAAAGTGGAGACCAGCTAAGGAGTTTGTTGAACGTGGTGAACTATTTGGCAAGATTGATTCTATGGGTAGAGAACTTAAAGAGACCAAGAAGGCTCTTAAGATGCTACAAGAACATAATGCCAAGATCAAGGAAACCGAGTATGCACGAGCCGTCTCAGAACTCAAGGCTCTTCAGAAGAAACATCTGGAAGAGGGCAACTCTGATGGTTATCTAGAAACCACAGAACTACTCACAGATATTAAGGCAGAACAAAAGGCGCGAGAGGTTGCTGCACAATCGCAGACTAATCAACCAGATCCACGTTTTGTTGCTTGGACAAATCAGAACCAATGGTACGGCAAAGACGCAGAAATGCGCCAGTATGCTGATGTTGTAGGTATGGGTTATGCACAGCAGAATCCCGGCCTAGATCCAGAAGAGGTTCTTTCGTTTGTTACGGCACAAGTTCGTGCTCGTTTCAAAGATCGTTTTCAAAACCCAAATAGAAATAAGCCCACAGCAGTAGAGGGTACAAATACATCAGGAACTCCAAAGAAAGAATCATTTGAGTTATCCGCAGATGAGAAGAAGGTTATGCATACCTTTGTCCGTGCCGGTGTTATGACTCAAGATGAATATATTGCTCAAGTAAAGCAGATGAAAGGAATTAAGTAATGGCAAAGACTGTCGAACGACGCACAGCGCGTAAGTCACTAGTTCAACGAGGCCCACAGGCCGTAACTGGTGAGAAAGATCCAAACTTCGAGTATCGTTTTGTTAACGACACTGGTGCTCGAATCTCAAATTTCCAGTCTGCTGGTTATGAGTTGGTTACAGATGACTCACTACAGGTTGGGGATTCTCGTGTATTTGATCCCTCAGATCTCGGTAGTGCAAAGTGTGTTACTAGTAACGATGGTACTAAATCCTACCTCATGCGTATTAAACGTGAGTACTATAAGGAAGACCAAGAAGCTAAGGCACAGCACATCGATGAAACTGAGAAAGCTATGAAACAAACAGCTTCTCAAGATTACGGAAACATTAAACTTTCTAGAGATTAACGTAATTTTGGGGGCTAACTAAAACTGAAAGGAAATAAAAACTATGCCTAATACTTCACGTATTAACGGTTTTAAGCCAGTTAAGCATATTACTGGCGCCCCCTACTCCGGCCAAGCAAACATCTACGCTGTTAAGTCAGCCACCAAGCTAGTTCCCGGTGACCTTGTTAAGCTTACCGCAGGTGCTTCACAAAATGGTATCGCCGAAGTTGATGCCGCTACTAACGACGCTGCCGTTCTCGGTGCTGTTGTTGGTATCGTCCCAGCCAAGCTTGATCCAGTTACTGGTAAGATGTCTGCCGGTTCAATCTCCCTAGACGTACCTCTGTCCGTCACTGGTGGTTCTACCGCTGCTTATGTTCTAGTCTCCGACTCACCTGATGTTGTGTATGAAGTTCAAAAGGCTTCATTCACCGCCACCGATGTTTCAACCACTGCTGGTTTTGACTTCGCTGGTTCTGCCGGTGGTGATGCTACCACAGGTACTTCAGCTATGTATCTAACCGATACCGCTACTGGTGTTGTTCAGGTACTGGGCCTTGTTAATCGTGTTGACAATGAATCCGGCGCCTATGCCAAGGTTCTTTGCCGTATCACCAATAACAACTTCGCCCTATAATTAAAGGAGATTAAATAATGTCTGCTGGTGTTATCACTTCTGGCTCATTTGCCAAACTACTCTGGCCCGGTCTAAACGCTATTTACGGTAAGTCATACAATGACTATCCCGTTGAATGGGACAAGCTCTTTGAGAAGAATTCTTCTGATCGTGCTTACGAAGAGGATCTCGGTCTAAGCTCATTCGGTCTTGCTTCTGTCAAGAACGAGGGCGCTCCAATCACTTATGATACCGAGCGTCAGGGCTTCACTTCACGCTACAACCATGTTGTGTATGCACTTGGTTTTATTGTTACCCGCGAAATGTTCGAGGATGACCAGTATGGCAAGGTTGGTGCTCAAAAGGCTAAGGCTCTTGCTCGTTCTATGCGTCAGACCAAGGAAATCGTTGGCGCTAACATCTACAACCGTGCATTCACTTCTGGATACACTGGTGGTGATGGTGTTACCCTCATCAACGCAAACCACCCAAACATCGCTGGTGGTACTTTCTCAAACCAGATTGGCACTGCTGCTGACCTCTCTGAAGCTGCACTTGAGCAGGCTGTAATCGACATCGCTGGTTTCCGTGATGATCGTGGTCTACTCATTGCCGCCAAGCCAGAGAAGCTTGTCATCCCTTACCAACTTCAGTTTGAGGCCAAGCGCATTCTTGGTGCTGATGGTCGTGTCGGTACTGATCTAAATGATCCTAACGTCCTCAAGGATATGGGTATCTTTAGTAATGTTATTACCAACCACTACCTAACCGATCCAGATGCATGGTTCATCCTAACCAACGTTAAGGATGGTCTAAAGTACTTTGAACGTCGTGGTGACCAATTCGAGATGGATAACGACTTTGATACCGAGAACGCCAAGTTCAAGGCCACTGCTCGTTACTCCTTCGGTTGGACTGACGCACGCGCAATCTACGGCTCCGCTGGCGCCTAATTAAAAGGAGTAGTATATGGCTCTTCGTCCTAATCAGGTTGTAACCAATACTACTCCTCCAGCACTTGAACTTCTAAACAAGGTTGTTCAAGTGGCTCGTACCGATACAACCGCATTCGATGCGTTTGTTCTTCCAAAAGGTGCAGTCATTGCTGGGGCGTATGTACTAGGTCCCTCCGTGTCAAACGCTGTAACAACTGCTATTATCGATATTGGCACCAACCCGGGTACTGCCGATGAACTCGTAGATAGCTTCGATGTAAAGACCAATGGTAAGGGTTACTTTGCTGTTGGTGCCGCTGGTGGCACATCAATGGGTAGTCAACTAACTGCTGATACACTATACAAGGCAAGATATGCAGAAACTGGTGGTGCCAGTACTGCTGGTGGGCCTTGGCTAGTTAAGGTGGAATACTACTATCCACAACAAGGTTTTAGTTTCTAAAACTATCCAAGGGGAGATGTTTCTTTATGAAGTGTCTCCCCTTTTCTTTTAAGGAAAATATATGCGCCCACAGATTTTTAGTCTTACAGGTACAGGAACATCGGCGTGGATTCCACTAGACTACAAGCAGAGCCCATTCAATGTCGGCTTTGGTGTTGTAGTTAATGGTACAATCACATATGATATCGAGCATACATTCGATGATGTTTTCGATACTACAGTAACACCAACTGCATTTAAACATGCAACGCTAACAGCACAAACAACGAACAAAGATGGTAGTTACATCGTACCCATTCGCGCTATCCGTATAAACAATACCGCTGGTACTGGTTCAACTACTGTTACCCTACTACAAGGACTCCGCTAATGAATCTACAAGACATTGCTGAATTTATTGATCTTGTCAATAACCCTGCCAAGTATGAGCGAGTTCTTAAGAACATCCAAGAAGAACAAGCACGGCTCACTGCTGTTATCGAAACAGTTGGTAAAGCCGCAGAACTGGACAAGCTTCGTAAACAAGTTGAAAAGGAACGGGAAGACAATGGCAAAGAACTGCAAAGGAAAGTCCAAGAAGCCGAAGCGCGGTTAGAGCAACAATTCAAGATTGCTGCCGAGACCCAGCGTACAGCCGACACTACAAAAGAACAAGCAGATAAGGCTCTAGTTGCTGCTCAACTACAAGAAGAGGCTGCACAAAAGCTAGCTAAGTCTTTTGAAGGTAGAGACAAGGAACTACGTAATAAGGAAGATCTGGTTAAGCAGATGCAACTTAAGTATGAGAACCTTGTTAACGAATATAATGAGAAGCTAGCGAAGCTTCGTTCTGTTATGGGCTAACATGAGTATCTCTGCCATTTCGACATTAGATACAACATACACAGTACGACTAGATGAGGCTTCAGCCACAGTCACCTATGTCGGGGAAGGTGCTATCAACTCTGTTGAAAGTAACCCAGTATGGCGTATCAGAAAACTGACAACCACTGGCTCTGTGTTGGCTATTCAATGGGCTGACGGTAATCAGAACTTTGATAATGTCTGGACTGACAGAGCCTCATTAACATATACATAAAGGAATATAAATGCCTACAGCTTCTTATACAAAAATCCCAGCAGCAAACGAAGACCTACTAGAGTCTATTAATGCTGGTACTGACCAGTGGGCTATTGCCCTAACAAACACAGTACCCGCTAGTAAGTCATTCACTGCTGGTACTACTGACCTAGCAACTGGTGGTGGTTATACACAAGGTGGTAATAACGTATCAACAACATCATCCAGTATGAATGGATCTGATTTTGTTCTAGTTCTTGCTGACCCTGCCGTGTGGACTGGCTCTGGTGGTGGTTTTACTTTCCGGTATGCACTACTTGTCAATAAGACAGTAAACATTGTTCCGGGTTATTGGGATTATGGTTCAAGCCAAGCAGTGGCTGCTGGAGAAACAGTTACTGTTGACCTGGATCAAACTGCAACAGTCGGTACATTCAAGGTAACCTAACACACGTTTTTATGGGGTAGTAACTGAATGGCTATTACATTTGTAAATAAGGGAACATGGGCGGCTGGTACTACTAGTATAAGTCCGGGAATTCCAGCAAGTATGCAAGCTGGGGATTTCATGATCCTGCAAGTGCATACATGTAACCAAGCTGTTACTACCCCATCTGGTTGGACCCAAGCAACAACAAGCCCGGTATCTACAGGCACTGCTAACACCGCTGGTGGTACTAGAATCTCTGTGTACTATCGTTGGTGGCAATCTGGTGATGCTGCTCCAACAGTAGCTGTTACTGGTGGTACTGTAACAAACGGTATTATTGTTGGTTATCGTGGTGTAGATCCAACGACACCATTTGATGGTGTTACTCCTGTAGCAACTACACTGGCCGCTGCTAGTACAACCCTAACAATGACAGGGTTGACCACCGCAACAAACAATGCCCTAATCCATTGGGCAGTTGCACGAGACCAAGACCTTAGCAGCACAACTGCTGTTACTGCCTTTACTAATGCTAACCTAACAGGTATCACAGAAACACACGACCAAGTTGTTAATACTGGTGTTGGTGGTGGTATCTGGACAGGTCGTGGTTTTAAGACAACAGCAGGGGCTACTGGTAATTTAACAATCACACAAACCAGTAGTATTGCTGTTGGTATCACATTTGCTCTTCGACCAGCACCTAATAACTATTCACTAACCGCACAAGGTGGTAGTTATACAGTAACTGGTGGTAGTGCAATTTTATCTAGAAATAGAACATTAACAGCGCAGGGTGGTTCCTACTCTGTTACTGGCGCTCAAGCAATTATAACTTGGGCCTTAGCTCCTTCTGGTTATACTCTTACTTGTGATGGTGGTAGTTATGCTGTAACGGGATCTTCTGCAAACCTAGCGC